TTTCATTATGTAAACCAAACCACAATATAGTATCTTTTGGAATCTGTCTACACTCTTCGCTTAGTCTTGCTTTTGTGAGACCATTTTTTTTAATGTATTTATGAAATTGTTTTTTGTTTAGTTTCATTTTAAATCCTCCAAATCACAAATCCTATCGATTCCACTTTCTCTACAGTTTCTACAAATTAAGTCATCATCTAATTCAGAGCAATGTGTTGTTTGATTACATCTTGCACACCTATATTCGCTCATTTTAAATCCTCATCTTTTAGATCGAATTTTTCTTTTATAAAATTTCGAATTATGTTTGTTGTTTTTCCTAATGCCCTGCCTCTTTTAGTTAAAAATTTCATAATTTCTTCTTCTGTAATCCACTTCACAGCTTCGTCTTTTAGTTCTACAATTAAATCCCTTTCTATAATTCCAGTATTAGGGACTTCAAATCTTTTTTGAGTAAAAATATCTTTTAAGGTTGTCATTTTTTATTTACCCATGCAATAGCCCACCAAAATCCAATAATTAAGATTGCTTCTGCGATTGTTATCTCCATTTTATTCGTCTTTCCTCAACAAGATAAAATCCTCTTGCTTTTTAGTTAATTCTTTTTTATTTGGAATATCAAATTCACTTATTTTTTTTAGTTCTTCCAATATCATAATTCCTCTAAAACCCCCATGAGTTCCCCGATTGCCAGGTTGTATTTGTGGCGTGTTCTTTTGTTGATTTGTTCTCTTTGCCATTTCAAATTTTTAATTCTCTTTTCAATCATGGTTTTTAATTCTTTAATTTTCATAGTGTTTTTTGTTTGTCTGTTTTTTTACTTTCTTCTTTTTTTTCAAATTCTAAATCTCTCTTTCTGAATAGTTCTCCTCTCTCTTCGTAAGTTTGCCATTTTGCCTTGGCGATTGCGATATATTCCCTTGCTGTTCTCCTGGAAACTCCGAAATTGTTTATTGCTTGAATTTCTAAGGCGTTTATTTTTGCGCCTGCTCCTTTCTCAAATATTAGTTTGAGTGTGTTTTGGATTATTCCTATTGCTCTCAATCTTCTTTGCTGGCGTTCTTTTATTATGTCCATTTTAAAAAAATAAAAAATCCCTACTTTTCGTAGGGATCTAAAATCAAAACTTCATCACATCTATTGCATTTGTGGTTAGCTCCCCGCTGTTCTTTAACAGCGTGAAATATATCTCCACATTTAGGACAAGACCATGTATCAAAAACCCTTGTTGGGCAACTTATAAGTTTCGCTCTTCCTAAAAATAATGCTTTCATTTTACGAAAATAACTTGTCTGTCTTCCTTTCCAACTAACATGGACTTAACTATAAATTCCCCTTTAAATCCAACCCAATCCAAAAGATTTCTTCCTCTTTGTGACAGAATTGTTTTTTGAGAAGTTTTATTTGGATACCATAAAGCCTGCTGTCCGTCTTTTAATGAAATTGCAATTATTAGTTTTTTCTTTGTCTTTGTCTTATCATCTAAATCTTGCATTTCTTCGTAGTATGGTTTTTTTGCTATCATGAAACTCTTGTCATTTAAATTTGCGACTTCTTCACCCGATAAGGCAAAACCTTCTAATGTATCCCCTGAATTATTTTCTTCTTTTTGTTCCGACATTTTTTAAACACCCCCTATTTTTTAATTCCACAAACAGCATAACAAAGTCATGCCAATTTTTTGTTTGAGTTTCTTTTTTTATTGCCTTAATTGTTTCAAGTTCTTTTTCGCTAAAATCCACATTTATCGATCTAATCATTTTTTTCTAACTCCTTCTCTAAAAGATTGTGTTGTTTAACTGCTTCTTTTCTTAAATCATCAATTAGGTTTGTTTCTCCCTGAACAATCTTTATTTCCCAATTTATCCCTTTTGTGTTTTTAATTAATTTTATAGAAGATTTGCTTTCAACATTTATGAGGTTTTCTTCTTGCTTAGAATTATTATTTTCTAAAAACTTATCATAGTTTGGGGTTTTTATCTCTTCCATAACTTACTAAGTAAGTAAGTATTTATATACTTTTATATTAATTATACAGAAGTAACAGTTTCCCACGCCGCCCCTGTATAAACACAGAGTTTGCCTAAGTTACTATCATAAATAATTAAACCCGCCAATGGTGTTGTAACGGCTGCTTTTTGTACCGAGGTCATTCTTGGAGGCAAAAATCCTTGGCTTGTGCTGTCTAATTGCATAATTGAGGCGTTGTCGGGAGATGTTCCGCCCATGATTAAATTTCCCGATGTGTCAACGTAAAGAGCGTCGCCTGCTCCTCCTGGGTTTCTTATTACAAATTTATTATCCGAATTAATTTTTAGCAACCATGTAGATGCGTCGTTTGTCATTTGAAAACCTGCGTCGTCGTCTGCTGTTGTTTCTGCTTTAATAATACATGTTCCCGACGCTGTTTTTATATGGAGGTCTTGGTCTGGGTTTGTTGTTCCCATTCCTATACTTGAACTTCCGCCTGCAATATACAATCGATTATTTCCTATTCGACAACCTTGGGCTTCAATAGATTTCCCTATCACAACCATTTTATTCTGCCTCTTCTTCGCTCTCGTTAGAATTAGTTTGTTCTTCTTCTGCTGGTGTTTCTGCTTCTGCTTCTGCTTTTTCACTTAAAAATTCTTCGTTTAAATAAATCGCTTCTGCTTCTGCTTCCTTTCCTTGTGCCTTTAAAAGCTTGAATAGTTTTTGTCTTGTTTCTTTTGTCATTTTATTATGCCTTTGTGTTTGATAACAAACACGCCGCTTCGGGATTTGTTAATTGAGTAACTCCCACTTCCCATGCTCGAATTAAATATTCTTTTCCTTCATCGTATTTTGTTATAACTGTCAAGGGGTGAGCTTGTTTCCATGTCGCCGCTTCTTTTCCGATTATTACCATTGCGTAGTCTGTTGTCACTGAATTTGAAACAATAATATTAAGGTTTAAAATTTCTGCAACTTTTCCGTTTGCGATAACATCAACCGCTTTATAAGAAGGGTTTTGGCTCACTTTATCATTTGCCATAAGGTTTGCGTAGTCTGTTGGGTTTAATAATAAATATCCTTCTCCGCTGTCTGCGTCATAGTTATCGATTGAGATTTCTCTTTTTGCGTTTAAGATATCTTGTATCGGATCACGATTTCCGACGGTTGCACTATCCCACTCGTTTCCTGCTCCGATTACAACTGAATTTATTAAATTTGGTGTTTGCCCTTCTGAAATAACGTCCCAAATTTCATCGTCAACCGCTTTTGCAACTGCTCGACCAATCCTCAACATTGTTCTTGTTCCTACTGAGATTTCGTTTAGCATTACATCTTCCCAGGAAATAACTCCTTCCATTCCATATTTAGAAATTAAAGAACTTTGTTTTGTCCAGCTTACTTCTCCATAAGGAAAATTTGCCAATCTTGGAATACCTTTTACAGGGCTTCCTGTTCCGCCTGTTAAATCTGCCGCTGTTTCTTGGAAATAACTTTCTTTCCAGGAGTTTGACCTTTCAACCATACAAACTTGTTTCATTCGATATGATTGTAATGCGAAACCTGTAACTACCTTAGAAATATTTTCTGCTCTTAAATCTTGTTCTCCAACTGTGTCTGCCATTAGTAAATGCCTATCCCCACTCTAATTGTTTCCGCCGCTCCGCCTGTTTCCATTGCTCTTCCTACAATTTCCGATACTCCCTCGATTGCGTCGTTGTCTGCATTTTCAACGGTATTTGCTCCAACAATTTTTAATGGATATCCTAATGTTGCCCCGCTTGCTGAACATAATAAATCAAAAAATCCTTTTGTGTATAATGTAATTTCTGTTTTTCCGTCATTTGCGACTTTTTCTTCCGCCGCAATTCCCGCGAAAAATTGGTTATCTCCTGAACTTATTGTCACTGTGTTTGGATCTGAGGATAATCTCATAATGCTCCCTTTTGGAATTGCTCCTGCGTCTGCACAATTAAATCGTAATGGTTGACCCTTATTTCCTCTTGCTCCTACAAGCTCAATAATAACCGCTTCGTTTGCCATGTTGTTACTATTACAAAATAACCTTTATAAATATTTACTAACTTAGTAATTTATACCCCCAAATTTTAATTCGAGTTAATTACTGTGGTTTGTCTTTTAAAAAAAAATAAATTGGGGATTTCTCCCCAAGTTTCCGCCCCTTCAAAAATTAAATAATTCTTTTATCTTTGAACTCGGAATTTAAAGTTTGACTTTATTATCTAACGGGTTGATTTCTCCCATTCTTACTTTTTGTGCAACTTCTATTGGAGATAAAACTTTTTTTTCTTGATTTTGTCCAGCTGGTAAATTTCCCATTAATGCCCTTTCCGTCAATAATTCTTTATTTTCTTTTACAATTTCTCGCATTTCGTTTTTTGTTTTTTCCATGCTGTTTGCAATTTCTCTCGCTTCTTCTAATGTTTTAGAGGAACTTTTATTTTCCCCTGCATTCTCAGAATTAGTTTGACTTTCTCCTTGTTCTTTTTGATTTGGCGTTTCCTCTTTTTTCCCCGCTTCTTCTTTTTGCCCTTCTTCATTAATCATATTATAATCCCCCTTTCATAACTTTCTGAATTTGTTTTTTTAATTCTTTAATTTCTTTTTTTGAGATTTTCCCGTCTTTATCTAAATCAATGTAATTAAAAACCCATTTCAATAAAAATAATCCTACGCTTTTGAAAATATTAAATAATATTTTATTCATCTTTTTAACCCCCAAACTAAAAGTCCGATAAATGCAGAACTTAAAAAGCTCAATGCAAAAACCGCCCAATTAGGCAATCTCTTTGAGTAATGATTTGATAAATTTAAAACACTTTCTTTTATTTCTTTTAAAACATCTTTATTGTTTTTAACCATTATTCTGTTTTCTTTTCCGTATGAGCATGCCATTTTATTCGTGTTTGTTCGGATTTAGATTTTGTTTTTTATTGATATTTCCGTCTTTTGAATTGTCAGAAATTAATTCGGGAGCAATACTCGTTGGAGGATTTATTTTTATGTCCAACCCTAATTGTTTTTTAACTTGTTCTTCTAAAAACATAATATTAAATTTAATCATTTGCTCAAATGCCAAATAAACTATTTTTGAACTTGCCTCTGTATCTTCTTCTCCACTTGCTCCTAAAATTAAACTCGGCACTCCTTCTGCTTTTAAAAATTCTCTTTGAAGGGATTTAATCCATGGTAGAGGGTCGAGCGTTGAATATTGAGGAATTGAAATTCGATCCATTTTATTTGCAATATCTTTTGGTAGAATTAAATTTTCCCCTTTTTCCCATGCATTATCTACCTTTGCTTTAAAAGCTGCAATTTCTGTGTCGTCGTCACTATCCACATGAAAAACTAAAAGGGGTTTTACATATCTATGGAAAACCACTCTTAAATCTTTTTTTGCTTCTTTTAGTGCTTCGATTATTTCCTGTAATTTTTCTGTTGTTGGTATTCCATGAATTTCGTCGGCAATTCTATTCCAGGAAATATGAAACATTTTTTCTGGGGGGATTATTATTTTTCTTTTCTCTCCTGAAATTTGTGAGGTTTGTTCAAAATAAATAATATTTCCAAACCCATTTGCTACAATAGTTATTGAACCTGGATTTAAGGGTTTTAGATTAATTAGTCTTTTTTGTTTATCAAATATTTTTTCTGCAAAAAAATCTCCTGCCATTGTATAAACACGGACAGCATTATAAAGAACATCTCCGAGGGTTTCGTTTGAAATTCCTTTAAATCCTCCTAAAAATCTTTTTATCTTTGAATTCATTTTAAATTTAACTCCGTTGCTTAAAACCCACATTGCTTTTTTATCAATCACGCTTGCTAATTCGGTGATTTCTCGATAAAATCCATGCCATTTATTAAAGTCACATGTATATCTTACCTCTCCAAAACCTGTTGCTCCGTCTGTGTTTTGGGGATTTACCTTCCAGGTGTTTGTAAATATTTGAGTATCATTATAAGATGCACTGTCTTCGTAATTTTCTGAACTTATATTTGTAATGTCAGAAGAACTTATTTTTGTTGTTGGCATTTAAACTCCTATCCTCACAACATTAAAGTTGGCGTTGAAAATTTCATAATTTGTTGCGTCTGTTGTATTTTTTAATTTTAAATTTATATCGTGGTTTTGATTTTTTATTTCCAAAATTGCTGTTCCTGAAAATGAACCTAAACTTCCTGAGGTAATGTATTTTCTTTTTGAACTTCCGTCGTCTTGCTCGACATCATTTACAAAGATATCACATTCATAGTCTTTATTGTTTCCTAAGCTATTTCCTGAAATTTGCCAATCTACTTTATAAATTCCTGGTGTATTTACTCTGAAAGAGTCGTCTTTTAATCTTACTCCTCGATTTAATCCTTCTGTCCAACCTGTTATTTTTGTGTATGTATTTTGGGCGGTGATTGTAATTTCTACGCTTGCCTCATGTAAATAAAAACTTCCGTAATTCATTACAGCAAATTTATAAACTCCGATTTCTGCGTCGAATTTTGTTAAAACTGCCCCGTCTTCGTCTGCTTCTAAATAATTAAGTCTTGTCATTTTTATGTGTCGCTCGTTATAAAAGTTTTTACTTTTTGATCAGATAATAATTTTAATAATCTTGAATTTATCCTGTTGAAATTATCAATCATGCTTTGAGCTTCAATCCTGCTTGTGTATCCACTCATGTCATAATTTATTATAAAAATTGCAGCTAAATTCGAACATAAATTATTTAAAATATATTTTACATCATTTGTTAAGTTTGAATAATCGGTTACCCAATCATATCTTGTGGTTGAATTAATTTCCCCTTCTGCTTGTAAAACAAAATTCGAAACAAGGGCTTCATTTGTCGAAGCTGAACTTGCGTTTGCTCCTGCTTTATTTATTGCGTCTGCTAATGTGCATAATGTTCCTTGATAATCTCCTCCATAAATGACAAAATTAAAATCGTCTGGTGTTGCTATTCCTGTTCCCCAGGTTGTAGCTCCTTTATAAAGTGAAACTCCCCCGCCATATCCTCCTGCATTAACTCCATAAACCGAATAATAATTTGGCTCAGGAAAAGCTCCCTCTATTGCCCAGGCATACATTTTGCTGGCTTTTAAAGTCGCCGTGCTTAATGAAATATTTACCCAGCCTGCTGTTGTTGAGATATCATCTGCGTCCAAAACTCCTGTTGAAATTGCCGAACCTGTTGGTATTCCTGCGGGATCAACCTCATAGATATTGACTGTTCCGTCGATTGGAGAACCTGATTTATCAATGTAAATTGAAATTGAAGAAATATTGTATGTTAAGTCTGTTCCTGTTGTTCCCAATGTGAATTGATTTCCTATTCCTGTAATTGCGTTTTGGAAATCTTCTCCGCTGTCTTGGGCTGTTGTGAAATATTCAATCTCTACTACCATGAGATACCATATAAAACCATGTTTAAATACTTTTCTGAAAAAATAGAAAAAAAGTGTGTGAGAAGGTTTGGAGTGCAGGACATCGATGTTCAAATCGATGTTCCAAACCTTATTCTCTTCTTTTACTTTCAAAATCGCTTTATAATCTCTTTCCCTCTCTCTCCCCTTCTCCTCTTTCTTCTTTCTTTTTCTTCTTTCATCTTTTGAGTTTTTCCCTTCCTTAATCTCTCTCATTTCCCCCCTTCTTTTTTTTCTCCTTTTTTTCTTTCCGAATTGATTGGGGGCGGGGCGGGGGGCGGTGTATTTTGGGCGGTGTCTTTTCGGGGGAGGCGTTGGGCGGAGTTTTCCTGGGGGAGCGAGCGAAGCGAGCGAGGTGGGGAGCGAAGCGAGGCGGTGGCTTTTGTGAAATTTTTAAAGACAGCGACGCTGAGGCAACCCACAGCGGAGCGGTTTGGAGTGACAGCGACAAACTTTTTATTAATTTCCCTGCGTTTAGCACCATTGCATAAGGGCGACACTTCTGTCGCCCCTTCATAGTAAGGGCGGGGCGGGGGTTAATTAGAAAATATGTATTTAAGTGCCTATCCCCTGTCTAAGCACTGCCCTTTTTTTAAGCACTCTCTAAAACAGGGGTTTAGCTTGTTTTAGAATAGAATTAAACAGAAAGACAGCATTTTTCCCCTAAAAGTAGTCACATTCATTTAAAAGGATTGTAGATTTCAGGTTATTATTGAAACGGTTTGGGGCGTTGTGTGTTGTGTATGAACCCCTTAGTTTAGTTGCGGCTCTTTTTTTTCTTTCTCTTCTTTTTTCTTTTTGATTACTTTTTCTTTCTTCTTCTCTTTCTTTCCCACATACAGCACACACACATTAGGGTCCAGGGAATCCTAAAAAAACAGAGCAATTCAATAGGGTTTTTTTGTTTCCCTGGCCTTACCTTAATTATTACTTAGAATTATTACGCTACAAACAATCTCAATCCCTTATCTTTAAAACACCAAAATCCTCGAACCATGGCTTCACATAAATGTGAGCCCTTTCCTTTAATTTTCAAGAAACCGTCACTTCTGTATTCAAATGTCATGCTTTGTAAAGATGACTTTATTCTCCAATCTTTTAAATATTCTATTTTTGAGTTTTCCATTTGAACCCGCATGTTTGAGTAAAGGTCTTCTTTTACTATTCCCCGCCTTCCGTCTTCGTTTGTTCTCTTGGCGTTGTTTATTTCCACGATTTTTCTTTTTCCTAATTTCTCCTTTAAATCATCAACTACACCGCCCCCTACTCCTGCCCCGTCAATAAATATTTTTCTAAAATTGAATTTTTGATCTAAAACCTTTATTCTTCCTGTTGTATCTGTGAGAGCTTTCATTTCAGTCATTTCGTAATAAATCCCTTTTGCGATTTTTCCTTTTAATTCAACAACAAAAAAAGCATTGCTGTCGCCTCCGTATCTTGCGACATCTACACCCAAATAGTATTTTGCGTCTTTTTGAATTATCTTATCCCATTTGATTATTTTTGCACTTCTCTCGATTAGTTCTGTTGGAAAATATTGTTCATATTCTTCTACAAACTCCGCCAGGTATTCCTGGGCGAATTGTATTTTTGTCATTCTCCTTTTTTCTTTTTTCAGAAATTTTTTAGTAATTCTCTTACATTTTGTTGTGGGAATATGAATTTGCAAATAGTCTTTGTCCATTGTTGCTTGATAGAAATAGCCTCTTTTCCCTCTTGGAGTTCCTAAGAGAATAACCCAACCTGTTCCTCTTACTTTCTTTGAGGTTGCCAACATTGGCATAACTGCGACCCAAACCTCATCTCTTATTAATGGGGCTTCATCTGCAATTAAAAAATCAACCGTGAAACCTCGAATATATGCTCCTGTTTTACCTGTTGGCACACAATAAATATTACTTCCGTTTTTTAGTTTAATCCTTGTTTGTGTTGGCTCAGTTTCGTAGATAGAAGCCTCCTGCTGTCTTTTCTTAAATTCTGTGACCTTTTCATCATCTTTTTTAATAATCTTATCCAAACGCTTTTGGTTGTCTTCGTCGAACATATATCTTATCTTTTCAAATAATAAAGAACTTTGCCGAATTGAAGCGGCGATTACTAGGGTTGTTGTTCCTGGGTATTCTAAACCTAAAATGTGGGCTTTCAAACTTACGACTGTTGATTTTCCTGTCTGTCTTCCACATCTTAAACAAACATTTCCTTTCTTTTTTAAAACTCTTCCTTGCCAGGCATCTAATCTTAAATTTCTTACATCTCTTTCCTGATTAGTTCTCTTTTTTGGCATTTTCCTTGGGCATTGAAGCGATTTTATTTTTTAAATATTTTCCTATTTCTTTGTTGATTTCTAAATTCATTAAGCTGACACGAACCTGACTTTCTACAACATGCTCCAAATAATCCTCATAGTCTTTTTTTGTTAAATTTTTTTCCATTTTTTTCCTCCGTTAATTTAGTTTTGATTTTTTGTCTTTCTTTTTTGTCTTTGTTCAAACCTTTTTTTCTCCAAACGCATTTGCTCTTTTGGGTTTTCTCCGACTAATTTTTTTCCAATTTTAATTGTCATCTACTATAAACACCCCTTCGTAAGTGTCAAATAACCATTCATAACCAAAATCTTTGTTTTTATTTTTTGTGTCTTTATCATAAGTTGAAATATAATCCCCATCTTCTCCAAAGCACAATATAGTTTCTTTTGGAATATGAGCATACCTTTTACTTAGTTTTGCTTTTATGAGACCATTTTTTTCAATGTGTTTTCTGAATTGTTTTTTATTTAGTTTTTTCATTTCGTATCCCACTTCTCCAACTCCTTTCTTAATTCTTTAATGTCTCTTGTATGCTGTTTTGTTCTCTCGTTGATTGTGTCAACTTTAACCTGAATCTTCGAAACCCATTCTCTTAATTCATTATCTCTCAATTCTGTCTCCGCTTCTAAGATAATCTTATTCTTCATTTCTTTTTTCATTTCTTCCTCTTCAATTATAAAATATCCTTCGTAAGTGTCAAATAACCATTCATAATCAAATTCATAATTAAATTCTTTGTTTTTATTTTTTGTATT